CAGATAATGATAAGTAAATTTAGGAGGATTTACTATGCAAAGACAAGGGTTTATTGGTGGCAGTGATGCAACTACCATCATGCAATTCAAGTGGTACGATTTATGGCTAGTGAAAACTGGTAAGGCAGAAGCTGAAGATCTGTCCGACAACATAGCTGTGCAGCTTGGATCTCATACAGAAGATTTTAATATCAAGTGGTTTGAAAAATCTACTGGATGTCATGTAACAAAACAGCAAAAACAATTTAAGAAAACTGTTGGTGATGTACCATTGGTGGGTACTGTTGATGGTGTTGTTGTAAACTCATCAGCTATCATCGAAGCCAAACACACCAATCCATTCAATGATATGAATGATATGATCGAAAGATACATGCCACAGATACAACTGTACTGTCATATATCTGGGGCTGAAGGCTGTCACCTGTCTGTAATATTTGGTAACAGTAAGTGGCAAAGTGCATTCGTTCATTACGATGAAGAGTACTTCAATAAGATGATGGTTTTCATCAATGATTTCTGGTGGCATGTTGTGAATGACAAAGAGCCTGTTGGCATAGATACCCCAGAAGATATCAGTATCAATCACATACCTGTTGATAACATGGTTGTTCGAGATGCAAGTACTGACAATGCATTTGTTGATGCATCGATTACATACATCAATGGACTCGAACAGAACAAAGTATTTGAGAATGCCAAGAAGGATCTCAAGAATATGGTAGGTAGTAACGAGCGTGAAGTATTTTGTGACTACCTAACAGTCAAACGCGATAAACGCGGATCACTCAGAATTTCAAAGAGGAGTAAGAAAGATGAGTAATATGGAAATATGGAACAAGCTTGCACCAACTGATGCAAAGTATCTGAAGCCAGTATCATTTGGTTCCAGATCTTTCTCAGCTATTGATCCACAGTATCAGATCATGAAGATGACTGAACAGTTTGGGCCAATCGGTTGTGGCTGGGGATGGGACAATGTAACTGAGGTTGTTCATTTCAGTAATGGTGACAGTGCTGTGATGGCTCATGTTACTGTATGGCATACAGATAACCATCATAGGTTTGGGCCATTCACTGGCTGCCGAAAGTTCTTTAATGCTACCAATGGTAGGACTGCTGAAGATGCGCCGAAAATGGCTATCACTGATGGACTAACAAAAGCACTATCACATATTGGTTGTGATGCTGATGTTTTCCTTGGCAAGATGGATGGGAATAAGTATACAGCAAAGAATAATGATGAGGATGATTAATGATACAAGAAATACCTTGTCCTAAATGCGGTGCAGGATCAGGTGTTTCGTGTGGGCATCGGAAAGATAAATCCAGAAGCCACCACAAAAGAATGCAAGCAGCGCAACAATTTTATAAAGGAGCCAGAAGCATGGCAGAATATGACAATACAAATTCGGGTGCAGTTTTCAAACCATTCGAAACTATGAAGATGATTCTTCAAGGTAAAGTAAACATCGAAGGCAATGACAGAAAAGTTGTACTCGTTGCTGATAAAACTAAATCAGATAAAAAAATTATTGAGGTGTACCAGAAGGTAGCTGTCCTGTTCGAAGAAGATAAGGGTGATAATGAAAAGCGTCCTGATTATTCAGGGCCAGTAGAAGACTATGCCACAAGTAAAAATATGCGTATCGCCGCTTGGAAAAGGCAAAGTGAAAACAATAATAAATATATGAGTCTTTCTCTCAGTGAGAAGCAAGGCAAAGGAGGCAATGACTTCGATGACAAGATACCATTTTGAATCATGGTATGAGTTACGAGACAGACAAAAACAGGAAAGGCTTGAACAAGTTCAGGCCTTTGCTACTTCTGGGGTAACTCAAACCAAAGCTGCAAAGGAACTGGGTGTTTCTCTGCAAACATTAAATAGATTTATTCAACTCAATTCAATTCACTGGCCTGTCAAAGAGCAGGGGAGAAGAGCCTGATGGAGTTTTTCACTGCATTAGTAATGGTATATCAGCTACGAAATACAGAAACAGAACTCATGATATGGTTCGAAGATTACGACACATGTTATGAGGCACAGTATGCAGCAGATGATCTATACCAATTAGCGCAGGGCGTTCAAATGTTCTGCTTAGAAAGTGACGTAGTGTCAGCAAGTATTAGACCTAGGAGGAGACCGGAATGAAAAAGGTTCAACTTACTAAAGATGAAATATTAATGTTACTCGATGCAATTAATGAGTGGGAATCTGCAACATATCATAATGATTCACCAAATGGAGAACAATCTGGATTCAATAAAAAACAATTAAGATCTATGGACTCAGCAAAAAAAGTATTACTAGGTGTTCTAAACGCTTAACTCAAAATGGGGTGCATCGATAAACGGACGTCTGCCTTGAGACCTACGGAGATCGATGTACTCATTCATAGCATCAGCCATTGTACCATCATACTCACCTATTGAGTTGATATGCCATGCTGCTCCCCATCTAATATGGACACCAATATCTTGTGCAGCTTGTTTCATTGCATCAGCTATATCATCATACAAATTTAATTCCCAAGATACTCTTGGCCCAACATAAGCAACGACATCTACAGCAACACCTTCAAGATGTTTTGACTTCATCGTTTGACTCACACCCTTGTTCACTAATTCTAACTGTTGGTCGTGTGTTCTTAGCCCTCCAAGATGAGGGATTCCGAAATCAATTTGAGTTATACCTATAGCATATTTAACCAAGGCTACCATGTTTGGATCAACACCTTCGAGTCTGTCTAAACTTCTTTGACTTAATTTAAATGTCATTTCTTTAGTCCTTTCATTGTACGAATACCAAAGCTTGCAGCTATTGAAGCATACATTGCCCAACTAAACCACTGCGGAGCAGCCTGAAGATTCTCAAAACCTTGTTTCATGTATGGCTGTAGCCAAGGCACAAATGATCCTAGCACTATGGCAATAAAGCAAAGAGTCCATGCCTCGTCTTTCCAGCTATCTGCACTAGCCTCAATAGCAGCTTGCTCCCAACTTATTTCACCAGTAGCAATCTTCATTTTAGTTTCAGCTTCAGCAGCTTTAACTTTTGCTTTGCTGTCAATGAATGTTGTAGCTAAGTTTGCTACGCTTGAAAGTATACCAATCATTCGCTCATCCTATCTGTCTTAGCTTCTTTGCCTAACCACAATGCGAAAGATGCTGAAAGCATCGCAGTGACGAGCGATACGAAGGCGCTCTGCTGAGTTGTTGGATCGGGCAAAGTCATAAACCAAAGACAAACCTTCCAAGTTAAAATAATTTGGCAAAGAAAAGCTAGTCTAGGTAGTATCTTTAGCTGATCTATCGCGCTTGCTGTTAATTTTACCATCACAAAATCTCTTTGCTATTTTTCTTTCACTTGTTTGTATAACTAATTTACCATCGTCTGTATATACAACAAACCTATTGTATCTAATTTCAACTAATCTCAGGGCAAATAATCCCAGATGTCTAGCCACCCCATATAATGCAAATAAGCAGTAGAGCCAACAGCAGCCGCTGTGAGAAGCAAAACTATTGCAGCTACAGTAAGACCTAACTCAGCCCTCTCCTGTGCCTCACGCCTTGCCTGAGCCTCTGCTTCACGCTTTTCTGCTAATACTTCTCTACGAATCTTTAATAACTCTAGGTATTTTGATCTGCCATAGGTTTGCGTTATCCATTCTTTGAGTTCTTCTTCAGCTTCCGCTGCCTGTCTAACTTTAGCCCAGCGATCCAACGCCGTAGCATTGGTGCTTTTGCCAGATACACCTTTCTTCTGTAGCGTTTTCTTAGCGTGGTCAGTCGCATCAAAAAATTGCCCAATCTGTTTAGACAAACCAGCTACTGTTTTACCAGCAGCTAATCCTGTTTTGATACCGGCAAGAATTGTAATAGGATCAACCATACTTACCTACCGTCTGATAGTGTCGGGCGTCTCGCTAAAAATTCTAATGTGTTTTCTAAAGTTTTAACTCGAGCTTGAAGTTTAACGATCTGATTAAACTGAAGCAAAAAACCCTCTTGTGTCTCAAAGACATCCTCAAACTCTTGATAAATTTCATCAACAGTTTCGCTATTATCTTCTTCAACTTCTACAATGTAATCTATAATATCATCTATTCGTTCTTTATTTTGCTCAATATCTCTGATCATATTTACCTTATCAGTAGTATTACTTTGAGCATCGAGAACAGCTACAGTCTCTTCGAGGTTAGCTATTATAGAAGCTTGCTCACTAGCATACCAAACCATGCCACCCAAGCTAGAGCAGATCACTCCAATAACTGCTATGTTAACTTTGGGTAGATCCATTAATCCGCTGCAGCTATCTCGTTGCCGTCTTCTTCCGCCCACTCAAGGACTGCTTGATAGTGACGGTTTTCTGTATTGATTGGAATTGAACACTCTTGATTATCTATAATTGCTTGTATAGAGGTGTTTTTCCCATTGTAACTGTTATATCTCGCTGATTGTATATTCATAATTATAACTCCGCATCAAAAGCAACGGCAGCAGAAGCACTTTTCTTTTGAAGATTAGCCGCTTGACCAGCCGTAAAACTAACGGCTTGTGTGTTTCTGACCATAGCAAAATTTTCATTTGATTGTGCAGAGCCAAGCATTGTTATTGAATCAATAGCATTACTTGATCCAGCACAATAAATTTGAAAATATTGCGAACCCGAAGTTTGAACAAGAGAGGGCATTGTTCTCATTGTTACTGGAAATTCAATTTTTCCATATATATAATTAGCATCGTACATTGCTCCACTTATAATGTGTTCTTCAAGCCCGCTTGCAGCAGCACAATTATAAAAATATCTCTGGCACCGTGCAAGCTCATCCCCAAAGCTTCGATGCTCGAAGTCCGTGGCGGTGTCGCCTACTTCCATTTGGACGCCTGTTATAAAAAAAGTAGCTCCGTTAGTAGAGATCATATCTGGTTGGTTTGAAGTAGCTCTTACTGTAGCAGCTCCATTTACCCAAGAACCTGCTGTTGCTCCTTTATGTCCTGAATCTCCTCCTAAATGCCAATATAATCTTATCCAATCAGAAGCAGAAACTGAAGTATCTCCTAAAACACTTATTTTTTTGTATTCCCATGTGTTAGCTTGACTTATAGTATATTCAGAAACATTAAACCTTTCAGTAGATCCATCATATTTAGTATGATTTAAACTATAAGTTCCTGTAACACTACTTTTAACCCAAAAAGAAATAGTTACAGTTTTTGCCGAAGATGTGCCGTGTGAAATTTGACTAAAATCTTGTCCCTCACCTCTATAATTTATTGCAGTATAACCATTAGCACCATAAGAAACTGAACTACCTCCTGTAACTTTTAAAGACTTTGTAAAACCCTGACCGCTAGGAACATCAGTTGAAACTTCTGTTGTGCCATTATTTGCAGTAACAGAACCTTGTTCTACTCTAAATCTATCAGCTCTAAAAATTTCCGATCCTGAAAGTGTAGTAGCAGATGTTCCTCTCTGCGCAAGTTGCATCGCACCATTAATTATAAGGTTAGAGCCAACAGCATCAAGTTTAGTAGCTGATGAACCAAGGTCTGCTATGTCTCTTGCTAAGCTCATGTTTACTCCTTACTCTAAGTCACTTGCTGCAAGGTGTGCAGCGTAAGCATCTTTAACTGCTTTTGTATGTAGCTGTGCAGCAATAGCTTTTACATCATCGCTTTCGCCTGACGTATCTGCATCTGGCGCTACGACATGACGATGAAATGATCTGCTAATCTCAACCCCGTCTTTCTTAATAATGGTAGCTGTTCGCACTTGTATATGCTTAAACTCACCGACTATCTCTATTTTGTCTTGTACTGTTTCTTCTGTTAGTGCCATGTTTATCTCCTTTTGGCTGTGGACTGACTACCCATCCTCCAGATGGGGTGTTATGCGTCTGTTTGATATGTAAGTGAAGCAACTAAAAAACTGCTTGTTGCCGTAGTTATAGCTACACCAGCATCTGTATTATCTAAAAACGTTAGACTAGTGCTGTTTGAGTTTGCTCTTAATACATACTGATGATAATTTGTAGCGTTTGAGTGATACCTTGTAGGACTATAAGTTAAATTTGAAGGAGTAAAAGGTAAGCCGTTTATTTGGGTTCCTGTAGCACCGCTCATGCTATTTAAATAAATAGAAATATGTACAGTTCTACCAATCTTAGTATAACTAGCGTTTTGAACAGTTGGGTTTGTTCCACTAGTAGTTGGCGTCCAAGTTCCCTCTTCGTAATCGCTTAAAGCATTGGCGGCTGCGGTATCTCCGTTGAAGGTTAGGCCATCATTTGTGACTCTTAATCTTTCTGTATTGTTAGTTCCCAATACTAAAGGATGGTTTGTTACTGTTTGCAAAATAGATTTAGGACCAGAGCCAGAATTATCTGCACCAAATACACTACTGACCGTACTTGATTGAACATATACCTGACCACCACCAGACCCAGAAGTGCTAGATACTGTCAAAGCTTTAAAATTAGCATTGCTTTCTGGTGTAGCATCTCCAATCCCTACATCTTGTGAAGATGTTATCCTCATAGCTTCAGTAGGACTTGCGCCATCACTGCCATCGTTAGTGCGAAAGATTAAATCACCTTTCTCATCATCAGCAGTGCCATCGTGACTAGCCTCGATCTCAGCCAGTGTGCTAATTTCACCACCTGATTGTTCGCCTTGAAAAATAATAGTGCTTTCTCTGCCACCGTCAGTGTCTTCCTCAGTGTTATTTTTTAGAGTAACAGTAGCTGTTGTATCGCCAGATATTGTAGCTGTATCTATAAATGTAGGGTTTGTAAAACTTGTACCAGCAGTTGTAAAAGTGTCAAAGATAGTAACTTCTAAAATGTCATTGAGTGCTGCCCCTGTGGTAAGCACAACATCAGAACCATTAGTAGCTGCATAATCTACAGTATCTAATAGTTTAACACCATTAAGATATACATCTATAAACCCAGCGGTATAGCCAAGAGTAGGAAACGAAGTTTGACTAGCAGTAGCTGTAAAAGTTTGCCTTGTTTGAGTACCCTGAGGTACTGGTATATTGCCTACATATCCAGCCATTACTCTGCCTCCAGTGCATCTAGTCTAGCTTTGATAGCCGTGTTTTCTGTTTCGAGTGTCTCAATCTTGGTCATTGCTTCTTGCAGTGCCTTGACTGCTTTCATGTAGAGGATGGAGTATTTTACAGATTTAGTTGTTGTGCCAAGGTCATTATTATTTTCATCTAGGTCAGGCCTATCATTAACTAAACCAGACATTCCTGAAGCCTCTAATTCTTGAGCAACAACCCCTAAACGCCAATGATTATCGCTATCACCGTGAGCCTCTACATCATCATTCATTTTATATTTGCGAACTTGCAATGCTTTGATGTCATCCCATTGAGATGAAGCATCTGTGATTTGCTGTTTTAGCTTTTGATCTGAAAAAGCACTATAACTATTATCGTGGTTATCTACGTCACCATCAGACCAAACTTTAAATCTATCTGTTGTGCTATCACTGCATTGAATAAAATATGTGCTATTGTCATCATTTGAAACATTAGGAAACTGAATACCTATTCCATAAGCACTACCGTTTACTGTGTGCCTTATTTTCATAGCAACTTGACCATTAGTGTCATTATCAACTCTAAAAAATGGATAATTATTATTATCCCAATCAGCACGACCAAACCACGGATTACCATCCCCATCACTTAGCACGATGTTGTTGCTTAAGGTGCGGATGTCTAGGCCGCCTTGGTTGCCGTTGTAGCGTCCAATGATGGTGTTTTTAGAGCCTGTGGTAATATGTTCACCTGACCCTGCGCCAATAAATACTCCATTAGCACCAGTTGTAAGGCTACTTGCAGCATATGTACCTATTGCTACATTGTCATTGCCAGTGCTTGTTTTAGATGAAAGGGCATTGTCACCGACTGCAACATTCGCTGTTGCAGTAGTGGTAGCCCCCATAGCGTTATAACCAATTGCTGTATTTCTAGTTGCAGTGTTGGCAGAAGCTAATGCGCTCTTACCAACTGCTGTATTTTGAGTGCCAGAAGTATTTGCTTCTAGTGAGCCTTGCCCAACTGCTGTGTTTTCATTGCCAGTATTTAGAGCAAGAGAAAAGTCACCAATCGCAGTATTATGTGTGCCAGTAACATTTGCATTTAATGAGTTATTACCAAAAGCAGAGTTGAAATCACCTGTGGTGGTTGACTGACCAGAAGTGCTACCCACAAAAGTATTTCGTTGTCCACCAGAAGCAATAGACTCACCAGCACCATCTCCAAGATGTGTGTTATTTGTGCCTAGTGTTGCTGGGATAATAGACCCAGCACTATCTATTCTGAGCCTCTCAGTAGGACTAGAACCATCAGAACCGTCATTAGTTCTAAATATCAAATCGCCTTTTTCATCGTCAGCCGTACCATCATGGCTTGCTTGTATCTCAGCTAATGTACTTTCTTCACCGCCAGACTGTTGACCTTTAAATATAATTTTACCTTCACGCCCACCATCTGTATCTTCATGCGTATTGTTTACTAACGTAACTTCTGGTGATGTGTCTGTAGCTGTAACATCTTGAATGTTAGCTAATGTAGCGCCAACACTACCAGCCCTTGCGCCTATATATCCACCCATTATGTGATCTCCATATAAGACATCGTAACCGACAGCTTGTCAGCGACACTACAATCAACTTTTAGAATATCACCAACATTCATGTTTATCTTTCCTTCGAGTGGCACAAGTGTTGAGCCGCTAGGAATGGCAACATCTTTAATTAAAAATGCTGTAGTGTTTTGTGTTTGACTAGTTTGAGTTGTTGTACTCTCTAATGTTACACTAGCCGTAACTTGAGAAGTATGAACATTAGCTAGTGTCATGCCTAACATAACTATCGTACTACCTGTCTGCACTGTGTAGATAGTTTCGGGAGTACCAGCACTAGCTGGCGCAAGATCCCTTGTAATTACCTTAAATGTATTTGCCATATTTTTCTCCTAGCCACCAAGGGCAATCGCTAATGCAGTCGCTTCGTCTACCGTTGCTTTTTGCGCTATTGTTGAAATGTTGCTTGCTACTGTTGTTATATCAGATGCTATACCAGCAACAGTTGCTATATCATTTGTTTGAGTAGCAATAGTATTACCCATCGCATTGCCATGTACTGTGCAATAATATAAAGCTGGCATTGTGCCAGTAGAAGGAACTGCAATAACAACATTTGCACCAGCAGTGCCAGCTGTGCCAGTAACAGTTACTCCAGTTGTATAACCACTACCTCCAGAATCTTTAAATGCTAATGGATGCCCTGATACTGAAGATGCACTAACATCAAAAGTATAAGTAAAACCTTTTACAAGTGTAATAGCTGGTGCTGTAATACCATTAAATGCAAACTTATTAACACCACCATCATTTACTACAGTAACAGTAATGTTAGCAGTAGCATTAAACATAGCAGCTAAAGAGTTTAATGTTGATATACTTGTTGCTACACTAGCTAAGTTAGATTGGTTTATCCCAGCTACCGTAGTTACATTAGCTGAAATGCCAGCTACTGTTGTTACGTTACTAGAAATGCTAGCTACTGTAGTTACATTAGATGAAATACCAGCTAATGTATTTATATTAGTTTTATTGTTATCTACATTTACAACATTTGTTTTTACAGCAGCTAATCCTGATATTGCATCTGTAGCTGTTGTACCGTCTTCGATGTCAGCTAATGCAGCAATGTCATTGCTAATTGTAGCTATAGTACCAACATCTGCAATCTTTGGCCCAGCTTCTGGAACACCAGTGCTAGCATTAAAACCAAGCACTGTACCTTTACGAGATGCAAGTAATGGCAACTGGGTATCAACTGCACTATCAAAATCAATTAGTTTTAAAGATCTATTAACATCATCTTGAAGGTCAGCTGTAATAGCAACAATCCTGTCAAGCTCTGTATTTAAAGAAGCAATATTAAATGGACCTGATGACGGAAAGTCTGTTGTTCGATCTAAGTCTATAGATCTTGTAATAACAACTGTAGAGCCACCTGATATACCAGTTACACTATTGCCAGATGTAGTTGTTATTGTGCCAGTAGATCCATCACCACCAGATACAGTGTAGTGTGTTGTTAAAGTTTTTAATGTGCCATCAACAAAAAAGTTTAAATCGTCATTATCAAAAAACTCAAAAGGCACAGCAAAAGATGTTTGAGTTGCACCTTGACCAACCGTATACGAAACGCGTGGGTTGTTGTCTGATAAATTAATTGTCATACTTTACCTCTTTTTTATGGAAATAGCAGTCAAAATAAAAAGTAGCAACGCACAAAAAGTTATTCAAAACCTTCTGCAAAACCTTCTAATGCATTACTTACATCTCTAACTTGTTCTTTTATTAAAAAATTACCAATCAAAGGTATTTGCCTAACAGATTGATCAACAAACTCAGAGTAATCACCTCTAACAAAATCTTTTGCACCTTTAATAAATCCATAACTATAATCAGCTGGCGCACCAAATATAGAAACTACACCACCTAAAGGATCTGGGTCTTCTTTAAATTTAGGCTCAAAAGGTGTGGGATTTGCAATATCAAAAGCCATGCCCATTTCTAAAGATCTGTAAGTTAAATCGCTATACAAAGCTGCAAGACCTGAGTAATCAAATGATCGAAGAAACTTATCTTCTAAGTCCATATCTTCTAAAGCCCAGCTTGGCGTTCTCATTTTCATAACCTGATAACCTAAAAACATTGCAACTAAAAAATGTATTGCTGGGTTTCTAACTGTACCTTGTGCATAGTTAGTTGTTATTTTGTTAAACGCACCAAACGTATAGGTGTAAAACGTAAAAGGTAGGGCTAAGAAAGGTGACTCAATTTCTGCATAACCTTGTATTCTTTTAGACTCAGGCAACCCCATCATGTCTGCTAAATGCTTTGGCATATAAGTTTTGCCACTCATAACATACGGCTTATCAGAAGCAGTACCCATAATAATTCTGTTCATAACGCCAGATCGAAGCGCACTTCTAAAAGCATTTACAGCATCAGCATCTGACCACATCTCAGTATTAGCAAGAATAAAACCATTATCAGTTTTTTCAAAAGGAGAAGCTGCTATCTTAGCTGCTAAATCTTTATCTATATTATATCTTGCTAAAAATACTTTTTCCCAATCAGAAGCGCCATCATTAGCAAAACGTGTGGCTGCTTCAATAATTGTATGCGCTCTAAATGTACTTTCCAAAGTCTTAGCAAGTAAAGTTATTTGAGAAAGTAAATTAAATTGGTAAAATGCATTATTAATCTTATCAGTAAGACCACTGCGAAACGGATCATTAGATAGTGACTCAAGCCATTTCATAGAATAAGTACCACCAATAACCTCAAACCCATCACCAGCTGCTTGCAATTCTTTTCTACTAAGCTTTAAACTATTTTCATCAAGCAAAGCCATAATACCTTTGCCAATAGTTCTCATTTTATTATCTAATAATATATTTGCAAAGTCTGTTAAAGCAGCTTGACCAGCGCCACCAAGAAATGTCCATTGTGTAGCTGATTGTAAACCTTGAGCAATCTTAGTATCTAATTTATCTGGCTTAAGTGTTAATCGACCAACAACTCTTTCATAAGTACCATAAAACTCTTTTGCTATTTTATTTATTTCTTTTTCATTCATATTAGATTTTTGCATTGATGCTCTCATATCAGCAACAAGCTCATCAATAGTTGCTGGAGTATCATCAATAGTTCTAAATTGTTTTGCAAAAGCGTATTTAGGTGCAACTTTACTATTATATGCAATCAATACTTGCTTTAGATCTGTAATCATAAACTCTTCTAGCGCAGAGTTAGGAACATTTAGTTTTCTATGTATAGTGTGTTTGGATCTACCAGAGCCAAAGAATGCATAATCTTCGTTAAAACCCTCATCATCAACCATATCAAGTATTTCATCAGCTGTATTGTTTGCTCTTTTACGCAAAGACTTTTCATCAGTAGACTGTCTAATAATCTCAAAGCGTTTTGTGGCTGGATTGTATGCTTCGATGTTTGGGTTCTTCTTAAACTCTTCTATAAGCTTAGATACAAACTTTTCTCTGTTTTGCTCTATGTATCTTCTATTAAAATATCTAGGAAAAAACGGTTCTCGCAAACCTTTATCTATATCAATGCCTTTTAAATACTCATCAATATTATTAAAACGATTTTTCATCTCATCAATATGCTTAGAGATGTTGCCCAAAGCTTTTTTCTGTTTGGCAGATAAAGCTAAATCATCCAAATAAGTAGAGAAGTTGTTTATGTTTGCTCGATAAGATGCTTCAAGCGCAGAAGATAAATCAGACTTTTCTGTTTTAAGTGTTTTAACAAGAGCAGTTTGTTTTTTTGACAAACCTATCTTTCTACCTGTTTTACCAGACTTTTGTATTTGTTTTATTTTAGTATCAAGATCTGTAATTTTTTGCTCTAAAAAATTTCTATTAGATCTCAGTATATCTTGAGCAACATTAGACACAGATGTTGTTCTTTTTTCTATATCTGTTTGGCGTGTAACCAAATAAGACCTTTGATTCAAAAGGCCTACATCGTTAAGAGATCTATCCCACTCATCAAAATATTCTCTTACAAGTTTTATTGCTCTAGTATCAGGTGCTGTATCAGGTGTTTTATTATTCATATACATATGAACAATATTCTTACTCCAATCTTCAAATGTAAGATTTTCTTTACCAAATAAACCTCTTATCTTTTCAATACTATTTTGAATTGGCATATCAAGTGGCTGCGCTCCACCTCTTGGATTTACTTCAGACCATATCTTGTGAAGCTCATTATAAACACCACCCCACTTACCAGCTAATTCACCAGCTTCTTGCGCTACAGATTTACCAAACCCTTTACCTTGTTGATTTAATTTAAATGTAACGCCAGCATCATTTATTAAACGCATAAACATAAGCTTAACTTCATCTGGCGCATTAGAGTTCATTACAGTTTTTACTGGCGTTGGTAACGCTTTGTAAAAAATTGTGTCTGTAAACCATTTGCCAGTAAAATCTAAATCACCCTTACCTACCTCTGGCAAAGGTTCAGATGTAACAATCTGAGTAGGAGGTGTTGTATCTATTTCAGGCTTATTAGGGGATGCATCTACTGCTCTACTAACTTGTTTTGCATGAGTAGTTGCATTTACTAAAGCATTCTTTTTAATTTTATCTAATGCAGCACCACCACCAAAACCTATAAAAGATGCCATACTTTGAGCAAAAGCCTGAGTTGTTAAAGCATTAAGAATTGCTTCTTGAGCATCTCTACCTTCAGATAATTTATTAGCTAAATCTAACGAATTAGGAACACCCACAAAAAATGCAGCATCAGCATTAGCAATTTTAAAGCCTCGTTTTTTATATGACTGATTTGCTAAATGCTCTAAACTATTTAAACCTAACTCTTGTCTGCCTTTGTTTTTACCAAATACAAGACCGCCACTTTTTATAGATCTTGAAAGAATGCCATAAGAAGCAAGCTCTGTTATCAACAAAGGATCAGCAGCAATTGTTTGAACAAAACCACTGCGCTCAATAATTTCTTGAGCAACTTGGCTTTTACTTGCATTTATAAATGCACGTTCAGCTTCTTCTATATTTATACCACCAGCCCGAATACGTTCAGCAACAAAACCATAAGCTGGAATACCCAATGATTCTATGTAATCTTCAACATCAAAATCTCTATCAAGAGATAACCCCCTGGCTTCGGCAAGAGTATCGCTTACAGCATTATTGAAATAAGTAATGCTGTTAGCCCACCAAGTATCACCATAGGTAGGAGCATTAGGAACAATTTGTTTTTGATCTTCTTGATTAGATGGCTTGAACTCTTGATATTTAAAATCAATCGGCACTGCTTGCTCCAACTAATATATTAGCATCTTCTTCTGTCATAAAATTTTCTTTAACTAAACGCTCAAGTATGTCTTTGTTTTCGTCTTGAAGAAGTAAAGATGGATCTTTAGAAAATTGATAAGCCATAAATGCAGCAGCACCTTCATCTGTCCCACCAGTAGGATCTTTAAACAAATCATCTTTTGTTGGAATACCAATAGCTTTCATCATAAACTTACCTAATGTAAATTCACTAGGAGGTTCTTTGCCTGTTATATCTTGCATTACAGCCCTGTATCTTGTGTAATATGTTTCTGTTAATCTTGACATATCTGCTTTTGGATAAGGTACATAATCTAAAAGATTAACAACCATTGGCATTTGTTGTTGAAAAACTTGTCCATCTTGCTCAATTTCTTCAGTATAAATATATGGCTCATATCTACCATTCTTTTGAACCATAACTTGAGCCATATTATCACTGTTTGGAAGCATAGTAAGTTTCCAATCAGCATTAAATGTAAGTGGTGATAAACCTTCTAACTCAACTTCTAATAAAGTTTTTATTGTACTCTTCTTAGATTTTGTAAGCCTAATCTCATCATATGCATCAAGAGTATCAAGTATAGCTTGCTCAATGCCATTATCCATTTTTCTTATTTCATCTTGAGTAAATCTAAGACTTCTAGCTTTAGCAACAGATCCGCTAAGTGTTGGGCCTAACATTCTATCATCTTTGCCATAAGACACTTCGATGAACTTGTTTAGTCTAGCAGTTAGCATATCTTCACTTCTTATATTTGGAAGAAGTGCATAAGATATATTGGTTAAAAGTCTTTGAGTTTTAACATCTGCTTCACCAAAATTATCTCTTAAAAAACCTTTTACATCTTTTCCTATTACATTCTTAAACTCTTCTGGAAATGATTTTTCCATCTGAGATGCTTCACCAGCTATC